AAAACTTTGTTTGGAAACAAATTTAAAAACTATCTTGGGTCTACATACGACATATTTCAAAATCAAAGTATATTTCCATGGGTAAGATATCAACCTACAAGAGAAGCAATTGATGAAGCTAAAGAAATATTTAAAGCTAGTGCAAAAGAAGCAGGAGAAGAATTAACTGATCTTCAAGCAGAACAAGCTGTATCAAGAGTATTAAAAACTGCAAGACTACCAAAGGGTATGAGAATGGATAGACCATCTGATGCTATTTTTGAAGTACCGGGATTTTTTGTAAATAGAACTACATTAGATGAAGTAGTAACAGCTAGAGGATCTGCATTAGTTTCTGCAGGGGCTATTAAACAAGGAGACAAGGAGGTGTTTGAAAAACTTTTAGGTAAGCAAGCAAATCCTATGCAGACAATTATAGGTGGTACAGCTAAACTATCTATGATCACGAGAAGAAATTTATTTTTTCAGGACTTAATTAAAAAATCAAATGAGTTAAAGGCTGCTGGTGGTAAACCTATGTTTGCAGAAACGGCGGACGAAGCAAGACTATTGTTTGGCGATAACTATCAGCAAATAAGAATTGATCAAGCTAGACAACTAGATGTTGCAGCTAAAGGAGGCACAGTAAATCCATTAAATGAATTATATACTACGCCAGGTATTGCAAAAGCATTGGAAGGCACATCACTTACATTTGACAAAGCAGGTGTGTTGGGTCAGCTATACCAAAGTTTAGTACTATATCCTAAAGGTTTATCACAAATAGCAAAAACTATTTTATCACCAGTCACACACGTTAGAAACTTTGTAAGTGCTGGTGCATTTGCAACAGCTAACGGTATTATACCTGACCCTCAAGCAATCAAAACTGCTTATCAAGCATTACAAACACCATTAAAAGGTACAAGACAGCAAAATGATTTATATGAAGAGTTATTAAAACTAGGTGTTGTAAACTCAAACGTAAGACTAGGAGATCTAACAAGACTATTAGAAGATGTAAACTTTGGTGAGACTATGACATCAGATAAGGGTCTAAGAATGTTACTCAAACCATTGTCAAAATTAAAGTCTGTATCACAGGACCTATACACAGCGGAAGATGATTTTTGGAAAATAGCATCATGGGCTACAGAAAAAACAAGAATAGAAAAACAATTTGCTGACAAAGGTATTACAAGAGGCATGACCATAAAAAGAAATGGTGTTGACACGTTAGTAGATGAAAATTTTTTTAAACAAGAGGCAGCTGATATTGTAAGAAATAATATACCGAATTATGACTATGTGTCTGATTTTGTACAATCATTAAGAAAACTACCTATCGGTAACTTTGTATCATTTCCTGCAGAGATAGCTAGAACAGGTACAAACATTGTAAGAAGAGCACTTAGGGAAATAAATGAAACAGTAACACTAGCTGATGGCACAGTGGTAAAACCTTTTGAAACTATTGGTTATACTAGATTATTTGGTTTTGGTACTACAGTTGCAGCTGTACCTTACGCAACTCAAAAAGCTTTTCAAGCTATCTACGATGTGACAGATGAAGAAAGAGAAGCTATCAGAAGATATGTTGCTGACTGGTCAAAAAACTCAACAATACTGCCAATAAAAGATAAGGATGGTAATTTTAAATACATAGATTTTAGTCATGCTAATGCGTACGATACATTAATTAGACCTGTTCAAACTGTTATAAACGCAGTTGCTGATGGTAGAACAGATGAAGATGGTATCATGGATGATTTTTTAGCAGGTACGTTTATATCTATGAAAGAGTTTGCACAACCATTTATATCCGAATCTATTTGGACGGAAGCAGTAACAGACTTAATAGCTAGGGGTGGTAGAACAAGAGAGGGTTTTCAAGTTTATAATCCACAAGATTTACCTGGAGATAAAGCAACAAAAATTATGCAACACTTAGTTAAAGCTCAGATGCCTTTTTCTTTTGAACAATTAAAAAGGTTAGATAGATCTATTGAGTCTGTAGATGTTTTGACTAAAGGTAAGTTTGATGAATATGGTCAAGCATTTGAATTTGGTGATGAGTTTCAAGGTTTGTTTGGTTTTAGAGAAGTAAAAGTAAATCCAGCAAGAGGACTTGACTTTAAAATAGCAAATTACCAAAGAGGTGTTAGACAATCTAGGCAGTTATTTACTAGAGAAGCTTTACGTGGTGGACCAATTGAGCCAAGAGATATTGTCGATGCATACATAAATGCAAATAGATCCTTGTTCGATGTAAGAAAACAATTTAAAGGTGATATTGATGCTGCAAGAGTTTTGAATATAAGTGAAGATGCTTTTAGGGCTTCTACAAATAGATTATCTAACATTGAAGTAAACACAATAGACAATAATATCTTTAGACCAATTATAATATCGCCAGAAGTAAGAAGAGCTTTTTCAGAAAACGCTGCAGCTATTGGAGAAATAAATCCTTTAGATAGAGCTTCTGATGTAATAGCAAACTTAGCAGGACAAATGAGAAACATTTCTTTAAGTGAAATAGATTTTCCAGTGTTTGAAAATCCATTGGTACCTATTATGCAAGACACACCTGCAACACCGACAACATTAAACTTACCTAGTATAGATGCAAATATAGTTAATAATCCTGGTGCAGCGGGATCTTTTTCTAACTTGACAACAGAACAAAAACTGCGAATATTGTTTCCAACAGGATAATTATGACTAAGAGATCTGCATTACAAAAAATAGATGAGCATGAGAAACTTTGTAGAATCATGCAGAAACAAACGTTCGAACAAATTAAAGAAATGAAAGAACGAATTAGAAGAATTGAATACATGATTATTGCAGGAATGGGATCACTTGTTCTAGCTTTACTTATGAACTTAATGAAATAAAAATGAATTTATCTCGTAACTTCACACTTCAAGAATTAATTAAATCAGACACTGCTGTCAGATTGGATATCAATAACAATCCTAACTCAGGTCAAATAGAAAAACTAAAAGCACTTTGTGAAAATATTTTACAGCCAGTACGTGATCACTTCGGCAGAGTAAAAGTAACGAGCGGGTTCCGTAGCGAACAGCTGTGCCTAAAGATAGGTAGCTCGATTAATAGCCAACATGCAAAAGCTGAGGCGGCTGACTTCGAATGTGTTGGAGTTGACAATGCTGAGTTAGCTGATTGGATTCACAAAAACCTTCCGTATGACCAGCTCATCCTCGAGTTCTACACTCCGGGTGAACCTAACAGCGGATGGATTCATTGTAGCTATACACTTGATCAACCAAGAAAACAGTTTTTACACGCATTTAAATCAGAAGGTAAAACAAAATACAAGCCTGTGATTGGAAAAGCTAAAGATTTAGTTTAACATCCATAGCATACACATAGTAAGACTAATCCATAACCCAAATCTAATAACAACTCCTGGTCTTAAATCCATTCTTTTAACTCCTCTCCCATTATTTGGGTAGCTATATCTACTTTCTTACGTAGGGCTTTTACAATACGTGTATCTACAGTATTCTCACAGATAATGTCAATGTAAGTCATAGGTTTTTCTTGACCGATACGATCTATTCTAGCCTCTGACTGCTGTCTTTTTTCCAGGTCATAACCATTTGAATAATATATCATAGTGCTAGCAGCCGTAAGTGTAATACCATAACCACCAGTTTGTGTTGTTCCTACAAAGAACCGGACTGAGGACTCAGGGTCCTGGAATTTTTGTATATTACTTTGTCTTTCTTCTTGTGGTGTAAGACCATAGTAGTCTACAAAAGAATCATCACCATATTCTTTAGATAATACTTCAATAATATTGTGTACATCTCTTTGAAACTGGGCCCAGATAACAACTTTACCTTCTACTTCGTTTAGTAGATTTAACAACTCACCAATTCTATTGTTTGGCATTTCTTTTATTGTACCATCATCAGCTGTAAAGTGGCCACAAGTTATCTGTTGTAGTCTCATTAACTGAGTCAACACAGTAGCCGTAGACATCATCTTACCATCTAGTTGTGCATGAGCTAGTTTTTGCATTTGTAAGTATGCTTTAGTTTGTTCTGGTGTAAGCAATACTTCTCGTTTCATAAATGTTTTCTTAGGTAGATCTAAACATTCATCTTTTAGAACACGGTAAGAAAATTCTTTTAGTTTGTCAGCTAGTTCATCTAGATTTCTATAGCCTACTACTATTTGTACAGATCGACCACTAAAATTTGCTGTTCTCATAACAGCATATCTAGTTCTAAATGCGTAATAAGAATTAAAACCCAGTAGTTCATCTTCTAAAAACTCACATTGTTTGTATAAATCTAATGGTGATTTAGTTACTGGTGAACCTGTAAGTATTCTTCTATATGTTGCAAGCTTACCAAGGGTTACAATATTTTTTGTACGTTTAGCCTCTGGGTTTTTTATTGTAGTAGACTCATCAATAGCCATCAATGCTCTGTGTGAGTTTAAAAACTTTTCTGCAAACGCCACACCTTTTTTAGTAGATAAAGATTCTACATTCATAACTAATATATGTAGGTCCTCACCTGTTTCAAATAATGTATCTAACTTTCTTTGTTGTGTTACATTAATTAGTGACTGCCATAAAATATTTTTATGTTCAATATGTTTTACTAAGTGTGTAGGTATTTCACCTTCGTGCCAGTTTTTTACTACACCTTTTGGTGCAACAATTAAGACACCATTAATTTTACCGTTATCATAAAGCATAGATATATTATCTATTAACACTTTAGATTTACCTGTACCCATCTCCATAAAATATGCAAAGTAGGGTTTATCCCAAGACATTTCTAAAGCTTTAAGCTGATGCTCGTAGGGCTTTGTTTTAAATTTATAATTCATAATATTTTTCTTCTTTCTGTATTGACTTCTATATAATCGATGTTATATCTTTTGTCAATGTCAGAAAGAATAGTTTATGTAGTTCAAGAAGTACCAGGCACAGCCGCAGGTATTCCTAAAATAAATATTATGGGTGCATCAAAATATGGTGAACTCAAAACTTTATTACCAGAATTATCTCAAATTATTTTTTCACCAGGACCATTAATTTTCAAACTTAGAAAACTTTTAAAAGATTTTAAAGCTGAAGATTATTTATTGTTAACTGGTGATCCTGCTATCATTGGTGTTGCATGTTCTATTGTATCTGATATTACAAACGGTAAATACAACTTACTCAAATGGGACAGACAAGAAAGACAATACTATCCTATTAAAATTAATTTATACGAGAAAGGAAAAATAGATGAGTAATATAAACTTTGAAGCAGATCAAAGAGAAGATCTGAATTCAGTTAATGATGCAAAATCATTATCAGATCAAGTCATTAAACTAAAAGAATTAGAAGATGATCTTGAAACAAAAGAAAAAGAATTAAAAGAACTGAAACGACATATCGAATTAGTTTCTGGTGAGGTGATACCTACCATGATGCAAGAGATGAATATCTCTACATTGAAACTAGCAGATGGTTCTTCAGTTGAAGTAAAACCAGTTTATGGCGCTTCTATTACAGTAGCTAATAAAGAAGCAGCCTATACATGGCTTCGAGAAAACGGCCTAGGTGATCTTATTAAAAATGAGATTACAGTTTCCTTTGGTCGTAACGAAGATAACAAGGCATCGCAATATGCGGTCCTTGCAAAGGGTCAAGGGTTTGAACCTGTCCAGAAACTTAAGGTTGAACCAATGACTCTGAAAGCATTGGTCAGAGAGCGTCTTGAGTCTGGACAAGAAATGCCCTCTGATCTATTTAACGTGTTCGCAGGAAACAGAACTAAAGTAACAAGGAGTAAATAAACATGAACCAAGTAACAGAGAAAAAGTCTGCACCACTTCCAGCAAATATGTTTGAAGACGATGCAGCAAAAGGTTTAGGTGCAATAGGTCAAGAAGATCTAGCCTTACCTTTTTTAAAAATCCTAGGACAACTTTCACCGGAAGTTAACAAACGTGACGGTAAGTATGTTGAGGGTGCAGAACCAGGAATGATATTCAATTCTGTTTCTGGAGAACTCTATGACGGAGTCAAAGGTATCGATGTAATTCCATGCTTCTATAAGTTGGAGTACATTGAATGGAAAGATAGAGGAGAAGGTCTAGGTGCACCAGTTGCAATTTATGATTCATCTTCTGATATCATGTCCAAAACAAAACCAGATGCAAACTACAAAGATAGATTACCAAATGGTAATTATATTGAAAAGACTGCATCGCACTTTGTTATAGTAGCGGGGGATAGTCCATCAACAGCATTGATCTCTATGAAATCTACTCAATTAAAAATTAGTAGAAAATGGAACTCAATGATGTCTGGAATTAAGATGAAGGGTGCGAACGGAATGTTTACACCGGCATCTTTCAGCCACATTTACAAACTAAAGACTACTCAAATGTCAAATGATAAAGGCACTTGGTTTGGTTGGGAAGTTAGTAAAGTCGGCCCAGTAACTGACAAAGGTCTTTACGATCAAGCTAAAGGTTTTAGCGATAGCATCTCAAAAGGTGCTGTGAAAGCTAAACATGGCGAAGAGAAACCAAAGGACCAAAAAAGCATTATATAATTCCTTAGGGGATATGTGCACAGTGTGGGCCTAAAGCGAGAGTTGAGGGCCCACAGAAACAGTTATTATGGAAAGATACATAGAATTTTTTAATGGGTATAGGAATGCTTATGGTGTAGCAGATTTCAATCACCAGGATTCCAAAGTAGATTCTGAAACAGGTAAAAAGAAACCTGTATACAGATGGAACTTTGAAGAACTTACAACAGATATTTATCAACAACACTTAGAAGGCAAGTTATCTATTGGTATACAACCATGTACAGAAGACTCAGAAGTTAAATTTGGAGTAATAGATATAGATCCAAAAGACTACTCAAGCTTTAACAAGAAAGATTATATAGATGTTATACAACAATTTGAATTACCTTTATTACCCGTAGAATCTAAGAGTGGTGGTCTGCATTTATTTTTATTTATGGATAAATTTACAGATGCATCATTAATCAAATCATTTTTATCTAACCTGTTGTCTTTGTTTGGGTTGAAACCAGACTGTGAAATTTTTCCAAAGCAGACACAGTTAACAAAAGACAGTGAGACAGGTCAATTAAGACCAGGACAATTTATAAATCTACCTTATTTCGGCGAGGAGCGTAAAGCTTTAAACGTTGACGGTACAAAATTTACCTTAGATCAATTCATAAAAGTAGTCAGTGCAAACCTGGTTACCAAAGAAAGACTGAAAGAAATTACAGAAGGAATCGAAAACAAAAGTATGGAAGGTGTTGACGAAGAGTTTATAGAAGGTCCACCTTGTCTAGCCGCAATATCTAAAATAGCAAATCAAGAAAATTTTGATGGTAAAGATAGATTTATGTACAACTATCATGTTATGGTTAAGATGAAGTATCCAGACAACTGGCAACAAAAAGTAAAAAATGCACCAGTAAAATATTTTTCAGGTCAACATGCTAATGCATGGGATGATAAACTTTTAAATGCAAAAGTAAAATCTTGGAATAGAAGTAGTAAAGGTTATACCTGTACTGAGAGTCCACTAAGTGAACATTGTAAGAAAGGTATATGTGTAAAGAAAAAGTTTGGAGTATTACGTGGGACAAAAGGTTCTTATCCTGTCTTGACTAATCTAAAGAAAATAGATTTAGATCCAGAACCAGAATATGAATTTGATGTAACAAAACCAGACGGTATTAGTACAGCTACAGTACACTGTAGAACTGTTGAACATTTAAATGATCAACGTAAAAGAAGAAATGCAATATCAAAAGCTGCAGGATTCTTTCCGCCTTTGATTAAAGGTGAAGAAGAACAATTTGTTATGGATGCACTATACGCGACACAGAAAACAGTACAGCCACCTGTAGGTACATCACCAAAAGAAAAATTACATGATGTATTACATGCAAAAATAAATGGACCGAAAGCTACAAGTGATGCTGCATTTAAAACTGGTTCAGTATTAATTGAAGGTGAGTATGCTTTCTTTAAGTTTGATAAATTTTATGACAAACTAAAAGCAAAGAATTGGAAGTACAGTGAAGACAAGACAGGTCGTATGATGCAAGTTACATATCAAGATTGTGAAATAGAATTTTTAGATCAAAAAAGATATCCATCAAAAGAAAAAAGTAAATATAATTCATCAACAAAAAATGTCATACAAATAAATAGAAAAACGTTTGAAGAAGTACCTATACATCACAAAACTACAAAACATAAGACGGACATAATATGATTAGTAGAAAATTATTCGGGCCTCCGGGAACAGGGAAGACAACTAAATTATTAAAGTATGTAAAAACATTTTTAAAACTAGGTACACCTATTGATAAGATAGGTTACTTTGCATTTACAACTAAAGCTGCAAACGAAGCAGTGAATAGAATGTTAGATTACCATACAGCATTTGAGAAAAAAGATTTAAAACATTTTAAGACACTTCACTCACTAGCTTTTAATCAGCTAGGTATGAAAAAAACACAAGTTATGCAGGACGAACATTATGAGGATATCGGTAGACAGTTAGGTATTGAGGTTACAGTCTATAAAGGTGGTGAAGAGAATACAGGTTTTATAAATTCTGACAGTGAATATTTTAATTTAATTAACGCAGCTAGGATAAAAAACATTTCTATAGAAGATGAGTACAATACAGACATGTATTCACAGGACATGGATAAAAGATTATTAAAAATAATATCAGATGAAGTTCAAAATTATAAGCAATCTTATGGTTTGGTTGATTTTACAGACATGATTGAAAAATTTATTGTGTCAGGATTGTGTCCAAAATACGACGTAGCATTTGTTGATGAAGCACAAGATTTATCACCGATACAGTGGAAAATGTTCAATATTATCAAGGAAAATAGTAAATATGTTATACTAGCAGGTGATGATGATCAAGCAATTTATGGTTGGGCAGGCGCAGATGTAAAAAAATTTCAGCAGGAAAAATCAAAGAAAGACATAATTTTGCCACAATCTTACAGGGTTCCACAATCTGTACAAAGTTTAGCTGATAACATTTTAAAACAAATACCTGACGAAAGAAGAATACAAAAAAGTTGGAAGGCACGAGAAGATATGGGTACTGTTAATTATATTTTTGATCAAGAAGATGCACCATTGGATCAGGGAACATGGCTAGTGCTGGCAAGATACAATGATAAGTTAAATAGATTTAAACCTTATCTAAAAGAACGTGGTATTTATTTTGAATTCAAAGATCGTAAAAGTTACAAAGTAACATTACTTAGAACCGTTCTAAATTATACTCGTTGGACCAAAGGAGATCAATTATCTTTAGCAGAAGTAAAAGATATATTTGAATACACTGGTACAGATACAGAACTTACAGAAGAAAGAATGTATGATCTGACAGAGTTTGGATTTAGTAAAGATGTACCATGGTACGATGTATTTCAATCAGACTACGAGGAATGTTTATACATAAGAGAAATGTTAAGTAATGGTGAAGAATTAGGTAAACCACCAAGAATAAAATTATCTACAATACACTCAGCAAAAGGCGGTGAAGCTGACAATGTATTGTTAATGTTAGATAATACTAAAACAATTCGAGACTCTGTAGAAAAGAGTTTAGATAAACAAGATGAAGAACATAGAGTTTGGTATGTAGGAGTGACACGTACAAAACAAAATCTTTATGTTATGTCAGCAAAAAAGGAGGATCAAGGTTATGACGTCGAAGGACTTATTGGATAGTGTGTTTCCACAAGATAGGCAGGTAGGAGGATCTCATTATAAATCGTTTCACATTCAGCCCTATGAATTTATTTCAAAAAATAATCTCTCATTCTTTCAAGGATGTGTTGTGAAATATGTTTGTAGATATTTAAACAAGAATGGTATAGAAGATTTAGAGAAGATCAAACATTATTGTGACTTAGAAATCAAAAAGATAAAAGATGGCAAGAAAAAATAAGATAGTTAAAAATATTGTAGTGGATAAAAAATATAGATTTGAACTAGAAATATATCCTAGACTAATTAGTTGGGAGATCTTTCCAAAAGATCATCATGCTGCATTGTATGCTTTTTCAAATAAACAAAAATTAAATAAACTAATAGAAGATAAATATATCTTTGAACCGGAGAGCAAATGAAAATACCTAAATTTGAAGCACCTACCGAATGGTTAAAGCCTACAGAATTTCCTGACTTACGTCATGTAGATGAAATAGCAATTGACTTAGAGACAAAAGATCCTGACTTACTTAAAAAAGGATCTGGTTCTGTCATAGGTAATGGTGACGTTATAGGTATTGCAGTTGCAACTAATCATTACAAAGGATACTTTCCAATTGCACATGAAGGTGGTGGTAATATGGATAGAGCTAAAGTTATGTCTTGGTTAAAAGATGTACTTGAAGCACCATCAACAAAAGTTTTTCACAATGCAATTTACGATGTCTGTTGGTTAAGAGCATTAGGTTTTAAAATAAATGGTAACATAGCCTGCACAATGATAGCGGCAGCTGTGACTGATGAAAATAGATTTAGATATGATTTAAATAGTTTATCGTGGCACTATCTTGGTTATGGTAAGAACGAAGCTGCACTTGCAGAAGCTGCAGCAGAATGGGGAATCAATCCTAAATCAGAAATGTACAAACTACCTTCAATGCATGTCGGTGCATATGCTGAACGTGATGCTGAAGTTACATTAGGACTTTGGCAAGAGATGAAAAAAGAAATTATTAACCAGGACCTAGAAGATATATTTGATTTGGAGACAGATCTATTTCCATGTCTTGTTGATATGAGATTTAAAGGTGTTCGTGTAGATGTAGAACGAGCTCATACAATGAAAAAACAATTTAAGAAAGCTGAACAAGAATTATTACACAAAATAAAAAGAGAAACAAATGTTGATACACAAATATGGGCAGCAAGATCTGTTGCAAATGTATTTGATATGTTGAAACTAGAATATCCAACAACAGATAAAACAGGTGCACCATCATTTACAAAAAACTTTTTACAGGAACACGAGCACCCTGTTGTTAACATGATTGCACAAGCAAGAGAGATTAACAAAGCACACACAACTTTTCTAGATTCTATTATAAGCTACGAGCATAAAGGTAGAATACATGCCGAGATAAATCAGTTAAGGAATGCTGGAGGGGGTACGGTGACTGGTAGGTTCTCTTATCAAAACCCAAACCTTCAGCAGATTCCTGCAAGAAACAAGGATCTTGGACCTAAGATAAGGTCGTTATTTATACCCGAGGAAGGCCATACATGGGGTTGTTTTGACTATTCTCAGCAAGAGCCTAGGTTGGTAGTGCATTATGCCTCTTTATACAAATTACCGTCCGTATATGACGTTGTAGACGCCTATACAAACGATGCTAGCGCAGACTTTCACCAGACTGTAGCAGATATGGCCGACATACCTAGATCACAGGCCAAAACGATCAATTTGGGTCTTTTTTATGGTATGGGTAAAGGTAAACTTCAAGCAGAACTAGGGGTTACTAAAGAAAAAGCTGCAGATTTATTTAACACGTATCATTCACGTGTACCATTTGTAAAACAATTGATGGATAAAGCATCTAATAGAGCTCAGGATAGAGGTCAGATAAGAACTTTACTAGGTAGATTATGTAGGTTTCATTTATGGGAACCTAATAGTTTCGGTATGCATAAGGCCATGACACACGAAGATGCGTTAAGGGAACATGGACCGGGGATCAAGAGAGCTTACACATACAAAGCATTAAACAAATTGATACAAGGATCTGCTGCTGACATGACTAAAAAAGCTATGTTAGAATTATACAAAGAAGGTATTATACCTCACATACAGATACATGATGAGCTAGATATATCTGTTCAAGATGAAGCACATGCTAAAAAAATAATTGATGTAATGGAAAATGCTGTTACATTAGAGG